GCTTTGAAGTCCTTAATCTGTGACTCAAGTAACTTACCATCTGCTTCTACCATGTTTTTAATAACATTCAGTTCAGCTCGACCACCTCTAATGAGTAGAGCCTTAGCCCCGTCATAATCACTATTCATTAAACGCTGACCAATCTTCTCCCTTTCATTACGTGTGTACTTTTTCAGTGCTTTAATAAAAGGAGCAGCCTTGTCCTGACGTTCCTGTGTCTTCTTTAAAAGACCTACCTCATACTTCCGTAGTTCATGATGTACTCTAGGAGAGAACTCTTTAATACGAGAAGAGATACCTAGCACAACCTTAGATGCTAGACTAGCTTCCTGTGCCTTTTCTGACATCTGTACAGCAGTTTCAGGAGTAGGTATCTTAGGCTCTCTATTAGCAATCTTAGAAGCTTTAAGTAAATCCTCTGGTGATAGACCTAGCTTTTGAGAAGCTGCCTCCACTGCTTGTTCAGGAGCAGTACCATATGCAGCTATGTTGTGGGAGACTAGTACATCAAGATCGTCTAATGCTTGGTTAGCTCCTTTAACAGACTTAGCCGTGATTGCTTGACCTATCTTATTGAAACCATAACCAGCAACAGGAGCCAATATAGCTCCAGCTATTACATGACCACCAGCTTCAACTGGATCAACTTCGCCTTTATGAAGTAACTGATCAGCTACGGAATAAGAACCACCTACAGCACCACCTATTGCAGCCATCCCTTTATATGTAGCACCTACAGGGAGAAGAGATGTTGGGTCAGTTAAAGCACCTACGATGTTGCCAAAGGTGGAACCCTCAACATCACCATACTGTTCCTGTAAGCGTTGTTCACGTAAAGCAACGATACGTTTACGACGTTCATCAGTACCTATGTCATTCCAATCATCACCATATAACTCCTCAGATGAAGAGTACCTAGGAAGATGATAACCCTCTTCCTCGTTCCAATAGGATATCTCAGGGGCAGCGCCTGTTACAGCGCCTAGATAGTCACCAGCCTGTTGAGAGAATGTTTCACCTTCTGCAAAGCCTTTAGCAAAGGAAGTTTCTCCCTCTACTGGAGGAGCCACAGAAGGTTGCTGCATCTCCATCAACTCTTTCCATGTAGGTACAGATGAACCTTTATCCACCTGCATCTCCATTAACTCTGCCCATGTAGGAGTTGTCATATTATTTACCTGTATATGGATATACTTTCTGATCAAAGCCAGTAGGGTCAATTAGAAACTGCTTCCCTGTCTCAGGGTGAGTCACTACTTGGTACTCCCTTGCCTTTCCTGTAGTAACTTTATGATAAAGATTGCGTGCTTGTTTACGAGTTACGTCAGCCTCTTCCATGATACGAGTAAGAGCCTCATTCTCCAAGGCAATACGATCAGACATAGACAAATTCTCTACGCCAGCAGGTGCAACTTGAGAGGTAAGTTGTTGTACTACAGAAGCAGCAACAGCATCTTGTGGAAGTAGAGCTGACTCAGGAGTAGACTCAGGAGTAGACTCAGGAGTAGACCCAGCAGTAGACTCAGGAGTAGGCGTAGGAGTAGACTCAGGAGTAGACTCAGGAGTAGACTCAACAACGGGGTTTGTCCAAGTAAAACTATCAAACAGAGTCCCTGAACCCTTTATATGAGTAGCTGCTTCACCCACAGCTTGATTATGGGCTTCAACTAAATTACCATAGTCAGCTTCAAGCTCTCTAGTACGTGCAGCTATCCACTCACTCATGAGTTGCTTACCTTGTCGATCAAGACCACCAATAGTACTTGTCCAGCCTTCACCTGCCATGGATTTTAATGCTGCATCTTTGTCACTTCCCGTTACAGACCCAGGATTTCTTCCCTCAGTGAAAGGTATAGCACCATCAGGTAAAGGTACCCATTTATTATCCTTACGATACACAGGAACATCGCCTCTCATGCCACCTAATACTTTAGTGCCATCAGGTAGCAAGTAAGTTTTAACACCAGATGTTTTTATTGCCTTAACTTGTTGGGCCTTCTCTAGATCGTTTGCTTCTTGATGTAGAGCCATTGCCTGTGCATAATCACCACTAACCATTAACTTCCGAGCAGCAGCACGTAGTCCCTCAACAGAACCTAAGTCACCTCCTGCTAAACCCTCACGAATACTGGAGGCTTGTGCCATCTCAGGAGTCTGTAAACCAAAGGCTGAATTAATACCAGCACCTAACATCTGACCACCAGCAGAACCAATAGCATAGTCTGCTGACATACGACCAGCTTGATCTACAGCATTCTGTACACGTCGCTGTTGAAGTACATCAGGATGCATACCAAATAAACTTAATACGTCACTCATAATTAAAATCCTCCGCTGTGTGTGCCATCAGAGCGTCGACGATATGAGCCAACTAAATTTCCGCCATGTGGGTTATACACAGGTGCGTTACCTCTATGAGCAGGGAGGGGGTTATACTTCATGAAGCCTCTACCCGCAGTACCTCCGCCAAAGTTAGCAACTGAACCTCCTGAACCACCAAGTCTACCTAAGCTACCACCTAAACCTTGCAGACCACCGGCTATAGACTGACCTCTACGTGCCATATAACCAGCACCCTCACCATAAGCATTGATTAGATTCTGCATGGCATTGGAATGAGCAGAAGCTTGCTGTGAACCTAAGTCACCACCAAGACCTAACATACCTAAACCAAGTTGATCCATCGCTTGACCTTGACTGAACATACCTAAACCTAAATTCACATCACGTTCTTTTTGCATCTGTGCTTGGTTGAAAGCATTAGCTCTATCAGCAGCATCCTGTTGTGCAAACGCTTGAGCAAAGCCAAAACCTTGTGGGCTAAGTTTACCTGCACCAGCACCAGCTCCTAGAGCTTCACCAGCAACACGTAAGCCTTGTGTACCAGAACCAAACATACTCTCGCCTAATGCTTGAGCTTCAGCAGCACGACTACTAGCTCCTAAAGCACGTTGACGATCATACATCTGTCCAGCTAGTTGGTCATAATCACCACCAGCAGCTTGTAGAGCAGACTGGCCTAGACCAAACATCTGATCTTGTTGTTGTTGATAACGAGGGTCAAGATCAAACTTAGCTTGTCCATCCTCAAAGGATGCTGAACCTGCACCAGTAGTTACACCATAAGGTTTATACTGGCCACGTTCCCATGCCTGATCGCCAGCAGAGAACATCTTGTCTCCTGCCTGACCTAGTTTCTTTTGTGCTTGGTAGGAACCAACAGCCCCTAACAAAGATGGGAGTAAATTCCACATTATGCAGTCCTCTTCCAGAAGTATACAGTTATGTACGGTTGTAAGTTATTGTGTGCACTACCGCCACCAGTTGAGTTAGTAGTGCGAGTAGAGCCACCTTCATCCACTTCAGATATATCAGTAATAGTACTACCAATCAACTCTACTTGATCTTGATCAGAATATTTATAAGTGTGAGTGTGTGACGGCATTTCAGCTTCAGTCAACGTGTGTGTCTTACTACCACCTGTCTCTTCTACTGTATCAAACTCAGTCTGAGATGCATCCAAACCAACTAAGGTACGTCCAGCTCCGAAAGCTGCCCATGTACCTACACCTAATAGCGTAGCTGGGTTAGTAGAGCTAATGGATGTATAGATAGAACCTACGGGGTAGGCATGTCCATTTACCATAGCTGCCGTCACCGCAGCTTGTACAAACGCTGTAGTAGCTATTCGTGTAGAGCTATTACCAGCAGACTGTGTAGGTGCTGTAGGGTTTCCTGTTAAAGTTGCATTATTAGCATTTGCTTTGGTTGCACTGGCTGTGGCGATAGCGTTAAACTCGTCATCAATCTCTGTACCACGTACACGTTTAGCTGCTGTGCCTACGGCTAGGCCGTCTTTAACAGCAAAGTTTGTTGACTTAATATAGTTACTCATTAGTTAGTCCTGCCTTGTTTAACATATACGTCAAACTTTTGAATTGATAATTGATCACCTGATATGTTTGCCTCAAAGCCTAATTGAAGAACACTACCTTGTCCTCCTATAGCTACCTTGATGCGGTCTGTAGAACCACCGCCTGTGTACTCAGCTTCGTCATATTCAACTTCATTATACTCAGATACACTACTCTGTTTAACAGATCGAATATAGGAGCGAGGTTGGTCTGAGTAATCAGTACCTACTTTAACTACAAACGTCTGTCCACTACCACCTATTAAAGTTACGCCTACAGTTTTTAGTATTTTAGTTACTGTAGGCTGATCAAAGTCAAAGTAGTTAGTGTGGTAGGACATGAAATAAGAAGCACCATCATCTTGATAATTCTGATACTGGGCTATACCATCAGCCATACCAAAGTAGAGAGCTGTGTCTGTAGCAGTACCACATAAGATAGAACTGTTAGGCCATTTAGTTACCCGTAAACCTCCATTCTCTAAACGCCCTCTAGTATCAAAACAGTACACCAACTCGGCAGTAGGAAATACTATTAGATAGAAAGCATCTGCTGGAGAATAGATTGTATTGATATGATTCTCAGCAGACGATGCTATCATCTCTGTTAGTTCATCACGAACATTAACTGATAGGTCTGTAATAGGGTTAGATTTCTCTTGTATGACACGATTAAGTGAACGCAAGCCAGTATCCGATAAGAAGAACAAATCGTCTCCTACGGCCTGTATGGAGCTTCTAGACACACATCCTACATTGTCTAATACTTCCACCACTCGTAGAGTAGTAGGTGTAATAGTCAAGTCTGTATTATTAGTATCTCCTAGAATAACTATACTCTTCTTACAGAACACAAAGACAAGGCCGTTAAAGCCAGCAACACTTACTAACTCGTCACCGCCTTTAGTCCATACTTTTCGTAGGTCTAGATCGAAGGAAGATCCTCCACTGAAAGAACCATTCAATAAGTCAGAACAATGTAAGGTGTGTTTGTCGGATGCTTCATTGCCTGCCCATAAGCGACCATACGCAGATGAAATAAAACTATACTGCGATGTGGAATGGGTAGAAACAACTAAGGAGTTATTTACTTTAAGCATTGGATGACCAGCCTGCGCTAGATAAGTTGCATCACCTAACGTAACTGCCTGCCAATCATCACCTGTAATAGTAATACCTGTAGTTAAGGCTGTAAGGGTTTCCAGACCTTTGTAGATATCTGTACCACCCCATGAGATATAATCAACATGGCCCGAAGCATCTATGAAGTCATGAATACCTCGGAGGTCTGTCCCCGTACCACCAGATGATGTTTTATAAACATGACCTTTACGAGAACCAAGGCGACCAAAGTTATCAATAACACAGTTATCTGCCTGTAAAGCATAGCCACTTGAAAGAGTTATACTACTTTCTTGGGTGTTTAATCCAAAAAATCCTGGGGCTGCTATGGAAGAACTTAATAATTGTTTCATGCACTGTACCAATCTAACTCTTCAGGGTGTTTGTTAGCATCTAAAGCTATTGCATTAGACATAGCCTTGTGAGCTGCTATATAAGCACTGTTACCTGTCTGACCATTATCCTCACCACGTTCCTCAACAGCCTTAGCGTAGGCTAACAAGACAACGGCAGTGGAAGGAATAGTAATCTTATCTGTTGGTTCTGTTAACTCACCTGACCTTTGCACTACGTTAAATCGTAATGTAAAAACACCATTAGGAATAGGATGTAAGTCTACTAAAGTATCTCCGTCTGACGAAACACCATTAAAAGAATAACGAGTTGGAGAACCTGTAGCAGGAGTATCAGTTAAATACTGTTGGTTAAACCAATGGGCTGTTTCATAACCAAGCCAAGAGTTTGAAGTAGCATTAATAGCATCCAACACTTTAACATTGTTCTGAGTACCATTCAACTCATAGTTAAAGACATTAGCAGAAGTGGTAACAGTAAGAGATGTTCTTAATGCTGACCAATCCCATGCTTGTTCTACTTCTTGAAGAGAATCATTTATTAGGATACCTATAAGAGTAGAGTACTCGTTCTCGGTAGGCGTATCTACTTCCCTTTCGCGTAAGCGTTTAAGGACTGAGTTGATTGCATCTAAGTAATTCATATATTATACCATATTTTAAATGAAAAGTCAACAGTTATTTTCTACTGACCATTGACTGACCAAAGTACATTCCGACAACTGCCATGATTGCATGAGATAGCCACTCAGGAACAACGATACCCTCTAGTGTTATATACTCCGTAATCGTATTAGTGAAGTCAAAGAATAAAAACTTAAAGCCAGAGGTAATCTCTATAGGGACAGTAGTGTGTTGTCCCAGTAGGGGAGCAAGCAGAATGAATCCTGCCATAGCCATGAAAGACACAACGAGAAACCGTCTGATCCAATTAGCATTTGGATTCTGAAACTGCCTTGCATTCTCTCTACTCTCTTCTGTTTTATCATGACGAGTCAGAGCAGCTTGTAACTGATCTGCTCTATCTTGTTGAGCTTGTCCCATCAGTTTAAACACTGCGCCACCGATAGTACTAGCTAACATTGTTATAACTTCTAGTGGTAAGCCAAACATATTAACTCCTTAAAATAAACACTGCACCTGAAACAAGAGCAGCAATTAGTATTCTAATAAACCATTCATTACTACCAGAGGTCTTTGCCATCTTAGTAGTGTCTACGAATAGATCGTCTAAAGCATCACTGTGCTTGTTTAATCTTAGATCATGATGGTCTAATCGTTGTTGTACTGCTACGTGTTTCTCCTCAATACGAGCCAATGCTGTTACTACTTCAGACATTTGCTCAACCTTACTCGTTAATCTATCAAGACTATTCTCAAGCCTATCGAACCTTTGTTCAGACATTTTTATTAAACCCTTATAGACTAAGTCAGCTTCCTTAAAATTTTTTTCTAAATCGTTTATCATTTTTTCATCCCTACTGCACTGCCTGTAAGTATCGCTCCAAAGGCTAAGTGAAACAAGCCA